CTTTGATAATACAGATTGATTCAATTTAGTATGTGCATCACATACAGTTTCAACCAATTTATCTGCTTTTGTTTCAGAATTATATTTTTCTTTTAACAAAATGTCATATAGACGTAATTCTTTGTTCAATTCTGTGTTTGGTGCAAAGAATTCTTTTACAATATTTTTAGCGTTTTCTGTTTTATCGCCATTAAGAACTTCTAATGTTATTTGTCTTACCAAAAGCTCAAATAACACTCCAGTATTCTTAAACTTTGAGTGTTTAATTTTTTTCATTTACTTACCCTATATTTATTCTACCCTATAAACTAACACATATAAATATAAACAAATTTTTCTTTATTAAATTTTAGTTTCATCTAATAAGTTTTTTTCATCAAGCATACCCGATTTTTCAATTAAAACCTTCTTTTTTGATGAAATTCCATTTATATATTCTCGTGCTAACTTTTTAGCGTTTGTGTTTACTGCTCTGTCTTCTCTCTTTCTTTCCTTCTCATTTTCTATATTACCCAAAGGGTCTCTACCATATGGATGCTTATCTTTACCATAAGTATTTCCTTCTTTTGGTCTTCCAACTGCCCTATTTAATTCAATTTCAGTCTTTAATTTACTAATTTCTTCTTCCACATTTTGTTGTTGTGGTGGATTTGCTGGGTCCTGTCCTTGTTGCTCTATTGATGTATGTCTGAATCTATCTTTAAGGTCTAAGATTACTTTAGCTCTTTCAATATCAATTTCATCTTGAGATAATCCAAAGATATTGTGATAAGCCCAATCAGATGATAACATATTAAGTGCTTTTGCATCTGATGCCAATCTTACCTTTTCGGACCATAAATTAACCTTTTCTTGTTCATAAATTGTGGAAGCGTTTGTCAAACTTAATTCAAAGTTTGTCATTTCAGAGTCTTCTATACCATTTGCTGCTAAGTGAACTACTGCAATTTTTGCCAATTCACTAACAACTGTTCTTTGAATTCTTTCAATAGTTCTTGCAAAACGAACATCTTCTGCAGCTAATGTAGCTTTACCATTAACATTCTCATCATAAGATAAGTAAGCCTTTGGTACTCTTAATGCTGCAAATAATTTATTTTTTAAGTAATCAATATCTTCAATTGCTGCGTAATCCAAACCTGCTAAGTTATCAATATTAGTACCACTATCACTACCACGAACAGGTAAGAAAAAATCTTCAGTAAGGTTTTGGATATTATATTTTAAATTGTAATCACCAGTATTTTTATCAACAAATGGAGTTTTTTTCATTTTATTGATAATCTTTTGCATATAGTTATCCACTTCTTGCGGTGGAATGTTACCTATATCAATTTTGAACACTCTCTTTTCAGGTGCTCTCATAATACGATGGATTAACATCGCATCTTCCATCAACGATAATTGTTTCCAAATTCTTCTTGCACCCTCAATCATTGATTTACCATAAGGTAGGAAGTTCGTATCTGATAGCATTCTGAAGTGAGCCATTTCATATTGTTCATACTCTCTTTTACCAAATCTATCCAATTCAACCTTATACTTTACATAATCAGGATTGTGTGGGTCAGTACCTTCTAATCTCTCCACATTATATGTTGAGTGTGGTGCTACGTTGATAATACCTTTACCAGGCATAATCTCCAATGCTAAGAAAGCATCACCATATTTTACTAAGTTTCTAATCCAAGGCCATAAGTTAAACTCCACATTCATTATATCATAGAATAAATTGTGAAGCATCTCTCTTACGTTCTCATTTGTGGATTTGATTTGAAGTACATCACCATATTCATTCTTTGTTGTACTTTCATCCGCATATATATCTAAAGCAGAGCCTATAATTGGGTCCATATCCATAGCATCATAATCTCTAAAAAGTTCTCTACGAACTTGATGATATGCCATTGATTGAGCACCCTGATGAGTTTCAAAGTATGAACGCTGTAGTTTTGTATATCTATCTCTTAGGTTTACAAAATTTGTATTTGCTTGTCTATCTTCAACATCCACTACTCTACGTTTACCATCTTTATCAACGGTTACGATTGCGTTTGTTGAAAATAGTTTTTTTAGTCTCCCAAAGAAACTCCTATCGTCTTGAAATTGTTCTGCCATAATTTATTTTACCATTTTCTACAAGACCAATATCTTGCTTTTGTTCTTGGACCCGGATTATCACAATTATGTCTTGCTCTGAAAGATTTTCTTCTTTCTGGATTAGACTTCTTAATTCTCATATTTGGGTCACCAAAGTTTACCTTAACAACTTTTCCAGTTTTTGGGTTTTTAACATAAACTTTAAATTTTTTAACATCACCTCTCATTGGTTTACCAAGCTTTACTTCTCTACCTTGGTATTCAGCCTCATAAACACAATTACAATTAGCTTCATCTAAAGATTGTGAATATGATTTAAGATATGCTATGAAATCATCCATATCTTCCTGCTCTACATCCAATTCATCATAATCATCAATTGGATTATCAGCCGGTTGGTCTCCTTTTTGGTATGCTTTGTCTACATACTCATCTTCTTTTAGGATATTTGTTAATTTAATCATTTTGGTCTCCTTTTTGTATTTTGACATATACCATAAATATCAATAATTATCAAAACACCTACATTTTACAACCATTGGGTTAAATCTTCAAAGTCATCACCAATTCTCATCTTCCAAGGGTTATCATCCCTATCGGATGGACCATATACTCCTTCATATTGCTGATTTGATGAAATACCACCCAAAGTTCTTTTAGTTAAATCAATACCTTCCTGTCTTAAACGAAGTGCAGTATCTCTAACCCACAAACCAATTGATAATGCCATTGTTAAGTCATCATTATAACTTTTCATAGCTTCTGCTCTACCATTAATGAATATAAATGTAAATAACTCATCTATTAAACGATTAGAACGTATTGTAACTGCTTTTTCTCTAAAGTACTCATCTAACTTTGAAATTATAAGAGGTCTAGTTTTAGAAGTAGTTGAAAATCCAGCTACCATTTGTCTTTCATCTGCTCTATATTTATTTCTCATTTGATGTTCAACATCCACATACTTTAAATCCTTACTCATATAGAATAAGTTTTTATAACCTCTATCAATTACTTGTTGAATTGCGGACCATCCTATGTTTGCATTTTCTATTACAAGTAAAGCATCATTGTATTCAGTTGAAAGATTTGTTAAAAAGTTTCCAAAATCTTTTGTATCCATTTTACCTTTATATTCTGCAACTTGTGTTGCATTTACTATATCAATAACGTGACAAGCCGAATAATCGGCACCATCACCTCTAGCAACGTCCGCTACAACCATATAAGAACCATTTGCAGTTGGATATTCCCATCTCCAAAGGTTTCCATCAAATCCAGTCTTTTCAATTGGGTCTTGGCAATATGTTTCTTTATAAAACATTAATAATTCTGGGTCAATAACTGTATCACCAGAAGATACGAAGTCACAATCACATTCTTGTGCTGCTTTCTTTTGTCCTAATAGTTTTTCTTGCTCATCTCTCCAAGCCTGTCCTCTTTCAGGGTGAACAGTCCAATGGAGTTTAATTGTATTAAATGGATTTTGTCCTTCTTCTGCACCTAACCAAGTTTTATGAAACCAATTACCCACACCATTAGGAGTAGAAAGTGCAATACAACTACCACCCGTTGATAAGGTAGATTGTGCCGCTACCCAAATCTCATCAATATCATCAATGAATGCAGCCTCATCAAATATAAGTAAGGAAAGTGCTTCGGAACGTCCTGCATCCGGAGAAGATGCAATAGCCTTAATTTGAGAACCATTTTGTAAACGAAGTGAAAGTTTGTTATCTTCCAAAGAACCACCTTTTAACCAACTAGGAAGTAATTCATGCATTACTCTTACCTTAGTTACTAAGTTTTTTGCTACATCTTGCTTTGTTGCAATAACCAATACGTTAAAGTCAGAATTGAATATCATTTTCCAAAGTGCATATCCAGCTGAAAGAGTTGAGATACCAGTTTGACGTGATTTAAGAACTATATTAAAACGATTATCTTTAAATTCAGTTAATGTTTTTTCCTGAAATGGGAAAAGGTGAAAAGGTATCTTACCTCTCACCGGGTGCTGAATCATACAATATTTCTTCATAAAGTGAATTGGGTCTACCGCACACTTTTTGTATTCTTCCGCTATTATCTCCTTTAATGATTTTTTTTGTGTTATTCCTAAATTTTGGGCCATCTTAATCTATTGGAGCTTTTACTAAATCATAATTTTTATCTTTCAATTTATCCCAAGCTTTATTTCTTAATTGTTTAGCTTGTTGAATTTCTTCTTCATATCTAGTAATATCTGCAAGTATTTCTGCCTTTAATTCATCTACATCTTTTTCCAATACCCACTTTTCAATTTTACCATCTTCATGTACAAATTCATATTCTTGCTTAGCATCTGTATATGCTTGATTTAGTTTTGCAATTAAATCTTTTCCGTAATCAATTATATTAGAATATATTTTATAATCTTCATATTCTTGCCACAAACCATCTATTTTAATTATAGTTTCTTTTTTAGCCAAACAAGTTGCACAAAATCCAGTTTTAGAAATAAGTTTTTTATCAGCTCTACTTAATTTAATAGTATTACAATCTCCAGCAGAACAACTGTTTAATTTATCTAAATAAGCTCTAACCTCAGCCATAGTTTCTGAGTGTTCATTTATTCTAACCTTTCCGTATTCTTTTTGTTCCCAAGTTTTACCTTGAGAATCAGTCCAAATTTCTCCTACTTCTTTTTTACGATTGTTTTCTTTTGCAGATTCTGCGTTAGCGAAAGATATTTGAGTATCTTTTTCATAATCACCACCAGTAAGCACCATATTAACCAACTTTCTACGAGTTGGGTGCATAAACTTTTTTTGAAATTCTTTTGCCATATTAATTATGATATATTCGTATATATAAGTATATCAAAATTAAATAAAACAACTATTTACCAGCTTTTTTTATTAAATTAATTGCAGCTTTCTTTACTGGTGATTTATCATCGTATCTTAATGCCGATTTTACTTTAATTTGTCTACCAGTTTCAGGATTTTTAATTTTAGTATCTAATGCTTTTTGTACCGCTTTTTTGTTTTTTACCGGTATTTCTTTTCCTTTTACAGAAGGAGTTTTTTCTTTTTGAGCTTTAGCTTTTTCAGATTTTTTAGTTGTAGATACTATTTTTTGGAATATTTCTTTATCAAATTTAGGATACACCTGTTTGAATATTTGTAATTTTTCCTTTGGTGTAAGTTTATCACTACCAAATGTTGCTCTTAATTGAGTACCACTAATATTTTTTCCATTTACAGTTAGTTGCATTTCAGGAGCTACAATATAATATCCTTCATCTTTATACCCTTTACGAGTTTTATCATTTGTTTTGTCAAAGTTTTTAAAATACTTTCCGCCCTTATCTAATCTTTCCGCATCTTTTTGAGATACAGCTGTTACATATTGGGTATCTTCCGGCATTTTATTAAGTATTTCTTCTGGTGCGTATGGGTTTTTAACTTGTACAACTTTATTAGAAGGA